TTTCGCTGTCTGGCATGTTCGATGCCACGGTCGATACGCAGATCGCAGGCAACATCGCGAACCTTAAGTCCGGTTCGGTTTCCAGCCTCTCGTTTGAGTACGGTCCCGCTGGTTCCGCTTCCGCGCAGCCTAAGTTCACGGGTGAGGCACTCATCACTTCCTATGAGGTTTCTAGCCCCGTGGGTGATGTTGTGACGTACTCGCTTGAGTTGCAGGTCACGGGCGGCGTTACAGGCACCACGTTCTAACTATTCCGGTTTAGAACTTCCTACGTTCCCTTAGTGGGCCAATCGAAAGGAAAAAGTAATGGCAGCAGTAGGTTTGCGTGACAAGATTTTCGCCGCTCAGGATATTCCGACGGAGGTTGTGACTATCCCTGAGTGGGGTGTGGATGTTCTCGTGCGCGGTATGAGCGCGGGTGATCGCATCACACTCATGCAAAACGCGTTCGATCAGACAACGCAGCAGGTCAACATGAGCATCGTGTACCCGGATGTTGTCGTGGCTTGCACGTTCGATCCTGAGTCGAATGAGGCTGTGTTTACGGATGCTGATAAGCCTGCGATTCTGGCGAAGTCTAGTGCCGCTGTTGAGCGTCTAGCGAATGTCGGGCTGCGTTTGTCCGGCATCGGCAAGGATGAGCAGGACGCGGCGGGAAAAGATTCCTCCAAGTCGCAGAACGCAGATTCGTCTACGAACTAGCGCAGAGGTTGGGGAGGACGGTAGATGAACTCCTGTATGGGGGTCCGGGTCATCGTCCTCTCTCCTCGCTAGAACTGACGGAGTGGATTGCGCTAGAGCATTTGCGCGTGTGGGAGCAAGAGCAGGCGCAGAAAAAAGCGCGAAAGGGTAGGTAGTCGTGGCTGTCGCTAATGTTGTCGCTAAGTTCGAAGCGGACATTAGTGATGTTCAGGCGAAAATGGCGACGCTGCGCAGCAGTTTCGCGCAAGCAGGAGATTCCACAGAGGCGCTATCGCAGCGCATGGTGATGCTTGGCAACACGGTTTCGAATGTTGGCAAGCAGATGACGCTTGGTATTACTGCCCCGCTTGCTGCGCTAGGCGTCATTGCTATTAAGACGCAAAAAGATTTCGAAGTATCCATGAATACGCTTGGCGTAGTTTCGGGTGCTGCTGCTGCTGAAGTGCAGGCACTTAGCGATTACGCAATGAAAATGGGCGCGGATACTGTTTATTCTGCTGGCGAAGCCGCTAACGCAATGGTGGATTTGGCTAAGTCGGGATTCACGCCTGCGCAGATTTCCGGTGGCGGTCTTGCTGCGACTATGGCACTCGCGGCGACAGAGGGCATGGCGCTGACCGATGCCGCTGTAACCGTAGCAAACGCTATGGCTACATTCGGTCTGGAAGCGAACCAGGCAAGCAGCATTGCCGATGCGCTCGCGGGTGGCGCTAATGCGTCTACTGCATCTGTCGAATCGCTTACGTCTGCTCTGCGTCAGGTTGGTCCCGGTGCTGTCAATGCCGGGATGTCGTTGCAGGAAACTGTAGCGACGCTTGCTGCGTTCGATGCTGCTGGTATTAAGGGTTCGGATGCTGGTACGTCGCTTAAGACAATGCTCATGCGGCTTGTGCCGACTTCTCAGGAAGCCGCTGATTCTATGCGGCAATTGGGTATCGACTTCACTAATGCTGACGGATCATTTAAGAGCATAACTGAGATCGCGCAGATTCTCCAAAATCGTTTGGGTGGTCTGTCAGAGGCGCAGAGAGTGCAGGCGCTTACGACTATTTTCGGGGCCGATGCGACACGCGCCGCGACTGTTCTAATGACTGAAGGCGCGTCAGGTCTGCAAACCTATATCGACGGCACTAATCAGTTGGGTGCAGCACAGGAACTTGCTAATGCTCGCATGAAGGGTACTGCGGGGACTCTTGAGCAACTGAAGGGCTCTCTGGAAACTGCTGCGCTAGTTATTGGCGAGAATCTGGCACCTACTTTCCAGGTGCTAGCGAATCTCGTTAAGTCTGTGACAGACGCGTTCCTTACTTTGCCTAAGCCGTTGCAGCAGATCACGGTTGCTGCTGGTGCGGTTGCCGCTGCTATGGGACCGATCCTATGGGTCGGCGGGAAAATCCTTGTCCTTATGGCGAGCATGTCGAAGGCGTTCGTTGCCGCGCGTGTGTCGATCACTTTAGCGTTTAGGCAGATTGCTGCTGGCGCTAAGGCTACTCAGATTCAGATTCAGACTTCCATGATCGCTGCGCGTACTAGCATGGGCGCTTTGGTCGCGGGTGCGCGTGCCGCTGGCGCTGGTTTCGTTGCCACGTTCCGCACGATGACGGGCGCTATTCGCGGGTTCATGGCGGCATTGGGTCCGGTTGGGCTTGCAATTATCGGCGCGTCTGTCGCCTATGAAGTGTTTGTCGGCGCGCAGCAGGAAGCAGAGGACAAGGTTAATAGCCTTACCGATGCGATGAAGGAACAGAACGCGGTCATGGGTGAGGCTGTCGCTCTGCAACTGGCGCAGGATTTGCAGGAACTTGCCTACGGTTTCGCTGAGAACACAAAGTTTGTTGACGATCTCGCGGCGCTAGGTTTGACGCTGGATGAAGTCATCATGGCTTTGATGCAGGGTGGCGACGCTATGCAGCAGTTGACGACGCGCGTTAACGAGGCGGCTGCTGGTAATGATAAGTTGCGTATGGCGGCAGGTAATGTTATCGGCACGCTGGCGATGGAGAACGAGTCTGTCAATCAGGCGCGAGCGCAGTACGAGTCTTACAACACCGCGAAGGCGCTCGCTGCCCAAGTTACAGGTCAAGTTGCAGACGCTACTACTGGCCTGACCTCCGCTACTGTGTCAGCCGCTATCGCTGCTGGTGAAGCGATAGCGCCAACGCAGGGTCTTACCTCATCCATGACGGATCTCGGAACGGCTGCTGGTGAAACAGCAACAGAGATCGACATCATGCGCCAGGAATACAACGAGTGGATCTCCGTCACCGGACAGATTGCTGCGGTGGATACCGCTGCTGCGTCCATAGATAATCTCGGTGCTGCTTCGGTTGAATTCGGCACGAACCTGATGGGGCAGACGCCGAAGGCGCGTGACTTCCGTGGGGAAGTTGTTAAGGCGTTTGAGGATTCTGCTGCTGCTGCCGCGTCGTTGTCGGACGATATTCCTACGCAGCGCGCGATCTTCACCGGGGAACTTATCAAGATCGTGAACGCGCTTAAGGCGAGCGGTGTTAAGCCTGCCGATATCGAAGCGTTCCTAGGTGCGATGGACGGTCTTCCTGCGAGCGTGTCGGACATTATGCGCAGCGCGGCTAAGGCTGTCGGGGATACGGACTTTAAAACGCAGGTAGAAAAGGCGTTCGACAAGTCCGTCAAGGCGGGTGCGCCTATGACCGCTGACGCTATGGCACGGCTCGCGGAAGGCGCAAGCACAGCGGCTAAAGATCAGTTGGGTTTGACGCTTGAGCCCGAACTAGCATCCATTATTAAGAGCGGTACTACTGCGTTGCGCCCGACAGCGTTTAACAACGGTGAATTGACGGGACGGTCTATCGGTTCCGGTGCAGCGTATGGAATTAACCAGTCGTCGCCTGTTGTGATTGCTGCTGTGGAGCGGGTCATGGCTCAGGCGAAGGCTGCCGCTGATGCTGCTGTTGACGCTCGCTCCCCGTCGCGTGTGTTCATGGGTTTGGGTAAAGACATTGTTCAGGGGCTCGCTAACGGCATCACTTACAACATTCCACGCGCTACGGGTGCCGCGTCGAAACTTGCTAACTCACTTGCTCAGGCGTTCAGTCAGGCGCTCGCCGCTAACTCCGGGTCTGTCGCTAGCGCGATCTCACAAGTGTTCGGGAACATCCCCACAAAATCGCCGCTTGAGGATTTGCTAGGCGTTAAGGGCGCAGAAAAGTTCATCAAAAATAACAAAAAGGCGCTCGCGGAATTGCTTAAGTTGGGTGAAGCAATCGACGCCATTAACGAAAAGGTGCGTTTCGCGGGTGAAGGGTTCGCGTCTTTGGGTGATCTTGTGGCTCGCCCGTTCGGTCGCGAGTCGCAGATTACCGAAATGTTCGGTAGTGAAGCCGACATAGATAGTGTGATTGACGGGTTCCTGTCTATCCGCGATCAGGTGCGTCAGGCGTACTCTGTTTTGACGGATGCGTCCATCGTCGGGGAGAAGGCGGCGGCGCGTAACCGTAAGGAAATGCAAAAGACCATTGGGGAATTGCGTAAGTTGTCGGCGCAGGCTGTTGAGTTGCGACGACAGTACGACACGGTTATGCAAGAGTTGGAAACGCTGGAACAGGATTACCAAAAGTCCATTGATGCGAGTAATGCTTTCTACGATGTTGCTGAGAAAAAGGCAGAGGAGAACATTAAGGCGATTGAGGATCGCTGGGCTTCCGCAATACCTGGCCTAGAAGCCGCGCTGAAGGGTGCGAATGAAGCGTTCGATAAGGAGAACGCGGTTCTGCAACGCCTGATTAGCCAGCGTGACGAGTTCGTCGGGCAGATTAAATCGGGCTTCCGTTCGTTCGTCAATAGCCTGTCGTTCGAATCTAGCAAGGCGTCGAAGCAGATCGTTAAGGAAACGAAGCGGCTTGCTAACGGCATAACGGTTACGCTTGAGCGTGAACTGGAAGTGGGCGGCGGTCCTGCTGCTATCCGGCAAACGTTGGAAGAGCGCCTTGCCGCTGTGCGTGATTTCTCCCGCAATATTCGGACGCTTATGCAGCGTGGGCTTGACCCGGCGCTGGTTCAGGATTTTGTTTCTGCGGGTGTGTCGGGTGCGGGTGACGCGGCTGCTGCTTTGGCTGCTGGTTCGCAGGAAGATATCGCGGCGATTAACTCTGTGCAGGCGCAGTTGCTCGCGGAGGCTGACGATTTCGGTGCGTATGCGTCGGCGCAATGGCATGACATTGGGGTGGCGCAGCAGCAGGCTATTGTTGGACCGCTTGAGGTTGCGCGTGATGCGGCGCAAAAGGCGTTGGATGATGCTAATGATTTGCGTGATGAGGAACTAAAGACCGCTCGCGATCATTTGGAAACGCTCAAAGATCAGCGCCGTGATGCGTTGCTAGAGATTGAGGGCAACTATCTTGCGGAGAAAGCAAGGCTAGATGGTGAAGCGACCAAACTACAAACGCAAATGGATGAGGTCGCTGCGAAGATCGAAGCGAAGATTCTCGCGATGATGAACACGACAGCGGTTAAGAGCGCCGAAGCGGGCATGAAGGCTGGCGCGGAACTGCTCGCAGGGTTCCGCAAAAATTACCCGGAGGTTTACGACAAACTGAACCGCCTCATGGATCAATTGGCTGCGTCGCTTACGCGTACTGCTACGGTCACGGTTCGCACCGTGTATGAGGCTGTAATGCCCGTTGCCCCGCCTGTGAAGGGTAAGCGTGCTATGGGTGGCCCGGTCGCGGCACGTTCCGCGTATCTCGTGGGTGAGCGTGGACCGGAACTTTTCGTGCCCGGTTTCGCAGGAAACATCATTCCCAATAACCAGTTGGGTGCGGTGCCGACGATGAGTTCTCGGGGTGGCGGTGCATCCGGTGGCATGGTCGTCAATCTGACGGTGAACGCCGGGATGGGCGCTAACGGTGACGATATCGGGCGTCAGGTTGTGGATTCGCTGCGCAGATATGAGAGGCGTAACGGACCTATCCCGGTGAAGGTTACGGGATGAGAGCCGATACCAAAGTCTTTATCGCGTTCGACCTTTCCGTATCGGGGCAGGGAACTTTTTTCACGCTGAACGATGCGGTGAAAGGTGAGTTAGATAGCACGACGTATGTTCTCGCTGGCGATGTTTTGACAAATGTTACTGAGGATGTGCGCTCTGTTCAAGTGCGGCGTGGTCGTTCGTGGCAGTTGGATAAGTTTGAGACTGGTACGGCAAATATTGTGTTGGCTAATAGGGAACGCCAGTACGATCCTAGTAACGCGATTGAGACTGCGACGCGCCTTAACTATGTACCTAATCCGTCGTTCGAAGTGGACACTACGGGCTGGTCTGCGTCGGCTACTGACTTCACTACGGCGGGTGCGTCGCTTGGAACTACTGCTGTGTCTGCGTTTGGGGCTGCTGCCGCGCTTGTGACGACGGGTGATACGTCTGCCAGTCAAGGTTTCCACACGATCCTGACCGGACTTCCGGCGAATACGACGCTTATCGTTAGTGGCTATGTGTATCCGGTGTCGGGTGCTGGCGTGTTCCTCGCGACGAAAGACACGACTAATGGCGTGGCGGGTACTGTCGGTTTGAGTGCGTCGCCGTCCGGCCTTATCCCTCCCGCTCAGGCAACTATCGCGGATTGGGAACGCATCTCATCCGTCATCACTACGGGCGCGAGCGTCGCTGACGTTGTTGTCGCGTTCGGGGCTGACGAGAATCCGCAGCGGCTCACGTTGGATGATCCGGTGTTGGGGCAGTTGGGGAAGGCGACTCTTGCGGGTGGGACAAGTTCGCAGTTCCGTGTGGATGCGGTGCTGTGTGAGACAGGTAGTACCGTGTTGCCGTACTTTGATGGTGGGGCTGCTGACGGCACGATCCTGTCGGCGTCTACCTCGTGGAACGGCACCCCCAATAACAGTACGTCTAATCTTGTGTATGGGATTCCGGGGACGGGTTCCCCGTACTTCCCTAGCGTGAAGCCGCGTAAGGAAATGCAGATCACGCTTGACGGTGGCGCGGTGTTCACGGGGCTTGTGGAGGATTGGGATTACCAGTTCTCGCTCAATAACGATTCGACGGCGACGGTTCGCGGGGCTGACGGTTTCACTCGCCTAGCGCAGACGCTCATTAACCCGTTGAGTGTGCCTGCCGAAACTAGCGGTGAGCGCGTGGAGCGGGTGCTGGACTTGACGGAAGTGGGGTGGCCTGCGGGTTCGCGTGCGATTGACACGGGCGCGGCGACGCTAGGGGCGCAGGACATTGGCGGTACGTCTGATCCGCAGCCCGTGAACACGCTCCAATACTTGCAACAGGTGGAGTCTGCGGAGCCGGGCGCCCTGTTCATTGACGGGGCAGGGGTTCTCAGGTTCCGATCACGCGCGACGGCGCAAACCCTCACGGGGGTGACGTTCTCCGATACGGGGGATATCCCGTTCGTGGATGTGTCCATTGACTACGGGGTGGATAACGTCAGGAATCAGGTGACGATTAACCGGGTGGGTGGGTCGCTTATCACGGTAACGAGTCAACCTAGCGTGGACGAGTACGGCGTTATTGCCTATCAGTTGCAGGACAGTCTGCTATCTAGCGATGAACAGGCTGAGACTCTGGCAACGTGGATCGTGCAGGAGTACGCGGAGCCTAAGATTCGCATTGACCGGATCACGGTAGATGTGGGCATGTTGACGATCAGCCAAAGGTCGGAAGTGTTCTCGCTGGACTTGGGTGACGTTGTGCGGGTGACGTTCACGCCACAAGGGGTGGGGCTACCTATCGACCGCTACCTGACGGTGGATGCGTTAGAGCACTCTATTACTCCAAGCGATCACCGGATGACGCTGGACTTGTCGGACGCCTCCCCAGGATTCGTTCTGGATAGTCCTGCGTTCGGTGTCCTGAACTCTAGTAAACTCGGATTCTGACGGAAGGAAAGTCCTCATGGCTCAGTTTGTTCCCGGTGAAGTTCTCACCGCAGCGAACCTCAATAACGCTATTAACGCGCCTACGGTCAATGAGCAAACTGCTTCCGCATACACGCTCGCGCTGACGGACGCGGGGAAGGTCGTGTT